TGGGAAGTATGGGTCACGGTATACTTGGTAACGACCGCTTAATGTACCAACTCTTTCAATACCCATGTTGTATTGGTCTTGCTCAGGAGCCGCGTTTGATACGTGGAAGTATTCCAAGTCATCAAAGATAGCACTGATTTCAGAAGAAACAACAATCCAGTTAGCTCCACCTCTTAAGGTAGATTTGTGGATTTGAGCCGAAATTTGGTTGATAGCTGTAATCAATGTTTGATTCCAATCTTTTTGAGTGTAAGGAACTGCACTTGAACCAAGACGCTTCCATCCGTTGTAATCCCAACGTAAGTTCCAAGCCGCACCTTTACGTAAATCTCTTAAGATTTCACGGTCGATTTCAGCCGCAACTTGCTCAGACAATAAAGCTGTTAATTCAGCTTCAGCGTCGATGTTGTGGAATGCTGCAACGTCTTGAGCCATTTCTGGAGACCATTGAGCTCTTAATTTTCTTTCTGTTACAGAAACTGTAACTGACATAAGGTCGAAAGATACCTCACCGATTCTATCTTCAAACTCTAAGTTTTTGTAGATTCTGTATTTAGCAGTGAATGCGTCGTTAACTGATGTATCAGATGCGAATGTTGAACCTGTGTAACCGTCCATAGAACCACCACAAGTGATACAAACTGGTACTTGTAAATCAACCTCTAAGTAAATTTTACCTTCAGCATCACATAAGTTGTCATATTGACCGCCATCAGTTCTGTCATTAGGGAAAACAGATGTTGCATTGTTATTACCATATTGTACGATACCTTTACCATATCTTTGAGTTACAACTCTAAATAAGTAAGGGTTACTTGTGTTACCTGATGTGAAAGCGTTACCATTAGCACCATAAATAGTTAAATCAGATAAGAACGCTTCGTTGTCCATTGGTTGACCATCAGGACCGATTAATTTACCTGCTCCATCAGATGCAAAACCTGACATAACGATTAACACTTTTCTGTAATTATCCTCAGTATAAGCTGTAGGAACTAATTGGTCAGCTAACCAACTAACAGTAACTACACTAGCACTGATAGCAGAATATTGACCTTTAGAGTAATCGAACAATCCTGGAGGGTCCAAAGCTGGTTCGTTACCTTCGTAGAATCTATCGTAAAGGTCTTTAGTGTTATTGTAGTCGTAACCACTGTTTGGTGTTTGAGTATCCGCAGCATTTGGTGAACCATAAGGAGGATAGTGAATACCTGTGTTAGCTAAGTTAGCTGGGTCAGTGTAAGCCTGAATGTTAGGTACAAAGTAGAATAATTTACCAATAGGTAAGTTCATTGCTTGTACTGATACGATGTCATTCGCTAATAATTTAGAGAATACACGTCTTACAATTGGAAAAACAACTGTTTCAAATGCACCTGTGTCAGATGTAGATGATGCTTCGTTAATTAAAAACGATGCTTGGTTTTCGTATAATTGTGCTACGTTTTCTCTCATGTGACCTTTAAGACCTTCTAAAAAGCCTAATTTGTCCCATTTGTTGATTGTGTCTTCTTTGATAACTTTAAGGTGTTTTAAACCGATGTTACCTACAAGACCTGATTCTAATAATGCTCCCATTTTAGTATTTGTTTTGTTTTTAAGTTTATTTTATTTTTATTTTTTTAACCTAATTTACCCATTAAGTCCTTCATTCTTAAGAATTGAGGATTTTCATAAGTTTTTGATTCAATTAGAGTTGTTGATGAACCTGTAGAAACTGATTTGTTTAATTTTGTTGCTACTGATTCGTTAATTGATTTTGTATCCACAGTATTTAATTCGTCTTTGATTGACTTATAAAGATTTTTAGATTCTTTTAAAGTTTCAACATCGTCAAATCTTCTTAGGATGTTTATTTTTTCTTTTTTAGTAGTTGAGTGTTCTGTAAACAATCTTGTAGCGTAAGCTAAGTTTGAATTAAAGATTGCAACTTCGTTAAGTTTTTCTCTAAATACATTTAATGCTTTTCTGTACTCTTCATTTTTTTCTCTCAACATTCTAACTTCTTCTTGAGTAGATTCAACTTTAACACCACTATTACTATAATTGTAATTTCTGTTATTAGTGATGCCCTTTCTTAATCCTCTACCTTCTTTAGAACCCATTCCGTATGTTCTAGCAGCTTCTTTTGTTTCAGTTTTTTCAAAAGCCTTTTCTCCTTTAGAATTTGTCATACCTTTTTTAGTAGTGTAATCTTCTTTACCTTTCATGGTTTTAGACTTATCACCTCTATTCATTCCGTAATCACCTTCTTTAGTTTCTGCTTTAACAACTTTGGATTTACCTCCCATATTTTCACCTTTCTTGTATTCAAATTTTGCTTTACCAGTACCAACTGATTTAGGACCTACTTTTTTCTTTTCATCGAATCCGCCTTTAGCTTTATCTTTGTAAGAAAATTTAGGGCCTGAGCCTATTCCAACACCTTTAGGTTTGTAAGTTTCATTTTTCAAATCGTCCATGTCATCTTCTTCCATCATTTCAGAATCATCTTCCATCATTTCAGAATCATCTTCCATCATTTCCTCATCATCATCCATCATTTCGTCATCATCATCTAAAGTTATTTCATAAACAACTTCTTCTTCATCGTCAAAATTTTCAACATCTGATGAATCACTATTGTCAGAAAAAATAGCGTTAATAACGTCATCAACTGAGTCGTCTTGGTCATCGTAATTCATATCATCTTCTTGCATTAATTCGTCTTTTTCAGACTCACCAAGCTTAACAAGATATTCTACGTCAGCATCATCATCGGTTAAATGAACGTTTTCACCATCTTTTTTTACAATGATACCGTCATCTTCACCCATAGCTTTGAATACTTTCAAGATTTCTTCGTCAGAAGCGTCAGTTAAATCTATTGGACTTTCTTCTGAATCCATGTCCATATCCATGTCAACATCCATATCCATATCCTCTTCATCAGAGTCCATGTCCATATCTGTATCGATATCCATTTCCATTTCATCGTTATCAGCATCCGTATCAACGTCTGCATCTAATTCAATCTCATTTTCATCATCCTGTTCGGAAAGAGATTCTTTTACTAGTTGGTTGATTTCTTCCTTCATAGTTGAAGCAAGTATTCCTTTTGCATTTTCGGCTATTGCTTCTTCAACTTGTCTCATTTGAATAAGAGCCTCTTGGACTAATTTGTTTTCTTTCATGAAAATCTATTATTTTTACAATATAAATAGTGTCAAATAATAAAAAATTCACTTTTAAGGTAACACAATCTTAATTTTATTTTATGTAAAAAATTCGGAGCATAAAAAAAGTGGTCGATTATGACCACTTTAATTTAATTTGTTTAAAATTTAATTATTCGATTACCTCATCAATTTTACTTTCCGATACTGAAGTAATTCTCCAATCATTTGTAAAACCTTGGTATTTTTCCGTAACCTTTGCTTCAACATCTGTTACTGAAAAACCTTTAACTAATTTTTCTTCTCTGATTTTTTTGATTTTACCAGTATTCTCATCAGGTAAGTCATACTGAATTTTTGCTACAAAATATTTTTCGTCCATAATTTATTATTTTCCCAAATAATCGGTTAATTTCCTCATTAAGTCAACTCCTTTACTTTGAAATTCCGAATTTTCAGGTGATTTGTATTTTTTTTCTTCTTCTAAATTTTCTTCGTACTTATCTCTATCGTTAGGATTAGTGAATAAGTAAGCACCTGGTGTAGATGGTGATGATACCAAATCAAAACAAATTAATTCAAAATCGTCTTGTACTTCATTTCTTTCCCCAACCTTTTTCAAGGAACCTACACCTCTTGAAGAAACTCCCATAGTAACGCCTTGTCTCATTAAATTCGCCGCTTGGTCTCCTTTAGTGGAAACAATACCTTTTTCATGAAAACCTGGTGATGTTAACAATTTAAGTTTACCCATTAAGATATTTTTATCCCACCATATCTCTGTAATGATGTGAGATACCCTATCTAAGTCAATTAAAGACGATTCAGGGTGATTAAGTTCTGAAGTGGATAAACCCTTTTCAATTGCTTTTTGATAGTTTATGGCTTCTCTCTTTAATATTCTTTCAGGATAAAATCTTCCGTTTCTATTTGGTGTATCGTATTTTTGTAATACTGCATAAAATTCAAAAGGATTTCTATAATCTAACTCCTTTGCTTCTCTTAACATCTCGGCGTTACGAATGTCTTTTGGTGATATCCAACCTGCGTCGGTTTCAACCAATATTCCATGACCTACTTCGCTTGCTTCTAAAATTCTTAATTGTTTCATGAATTCTTTTTAAGATAAATATACGATATTACTATCTTTTTAATATTAATCGTTTTTAGAAGGTGAAAATTCAAAGTATTTGTTTTGGATTACATTCTCTTTAACTATGTTTTTAATGATTGCTTTAACCGAATCTTTTATTTCAGGACATTTAAAATCTATTTCATTGTTGGTATATAAATTAACCTCTAAATTTAAAAAAGATTTTTTACCGTGTGAAATACCACTTGTCCTAAGGTCCAAATCAACTATACTTTGTTCTTTAAATAATTCGTGGTTTATTGAGTTGAATACCGAATGTTTAATATCTCGGCTAAGATTACAAACAACTCTATTCCAATTGTTATGTTCAAATTTAGGTGTTACCCATGATTGTATGTTAATGTATAATGATTTTAAATTTTTTGAATCTACCGTTCCGTAGACAGATTTAATTGGATTATACAGATTTAACTTTACACTTTTTCCTTTTTTCATTAAGTTTCATATTGTCAATGTTTATTTATTTGTTAAAATAATAATAAAAATTAGTTCTATTGTCAAAAACTTTCTGAAATATTAAGATATTTGTATTATATGTTAAAAGTAGATGTAAAAAAAGATGGGATAGAAAAGGCCCTAAAGACATTAAAGTCAAAAGTAATTAAAACTAAACAAAATCAGATGTTGTTTGGTAAAAAAGAATTTGTTAAAAAATCGGTGGAAAGAAGACAACAAAAGTTGAAAGCGTCTTACGTTCAAAAGATGAAATCTAAATTAGATTGATTCTTCTAAGTTTTTTAACTTAAGGAAATTAAGTTGGTCAAATTTTTCAACTTTCAATCTATCAATTGTTTCAGACAATTTTGTCTTAATTTCAAATTCATTTTCGTTTTCTAATAGAGTGTTCAATTTAGAAATTGTACTTTCTTTTAAAGTTTCAAATTTTTCTTGAAGTAATGAAGTATCTTCAGACATTAATTGGATGAATTCTTTTTTGGTTGATTCGTCAAGATTATCGAGATAACCCTTCATTGTTTGGTTTGCAATACTAACCATAGATTTTAAAGGAATATTAATTGATTCCTTTATAGTTTCGGGTTTTTGTGAAACCAATGTCTTAATCAAAGTTTTCTTTGATTGAACTCTTTCCATTAAATCCAATTTGTTAGTATAAACTAATGAATCAATATCAGAATATTTGTTCGAAACATTCTCATATAATGTTTTTGGTGTTTTAATTGTTGGTACCAATTTTTGAATTAAGGTAATCCCTTCTTCCAAAAAATCTTTTGCATCGGCTTCGGTTAATCCTTGAGGTGTAGTTAATTGGTCGTATAAAGAATATAGTTTTGACATATTCTTATTGTTCAAAACATTTTGTTTGAACTCTTTTAACGATTTTTTAAATTCCTGTTCATTTTTGTAGGATTCTAATAAATTGTTTTCAATTATGGATTTAATTTGTCCGAAAGTCATTTTGTCTATTTTCAATATAAATATTACGAATTTAGTAACTTATCCAATTCTTTTGAAATTTCTCCCAAAGAATCTTGACCTTGATTCAAATTTAAAAATCTTGATTTTTCTGCAAAATTATTTTCTAATAAAATATTCATATTTGCCCTTCTAGATTCAGGTGTTACTTCACCCGCTGGTGGTGGTGCAGTTTCACCTCCTGCTGGTGGTGCTGCCTCTTCACCTGCTGGTGGTGGCGCAGTTTCAAAACTTCCTCCCCCAAATGATGGTACGGCACCCGTATTTTCACTATCTGTAGTTGTCGCAGCATTTGCAGTTGACCCAGACGGATTACCATATAACTTATCAATATTATCAAATAATCCTGTTTTGGTAATAACTGTCGGAGTTGCTTTAAGTTCCTCTCCAACAGCTCTTTCAATTCTTTGTTGTTGTAAATCCAATCTGATTTCTTCATCAGACCAGTTAAAGATATGTTTCTTAGCCCAAGTTGATGATGTAGGTTGAATACCATTTCCTGGGTCGGCAACCAAATCTTTATACAATAACACTTTTTCTTTCCATACGTCAATTTTTAATAAATCGGCTTGTGTTGATGGATTAGATAAACCTAATGTAAAGTTTTGTAATTCATCTTCAAATCCTAATAAAAATAAGTGAACAATTGCAATTTTATTTAACTCGGCAATCATACTTTTTTGAATTCTGTTGATTGTACGAGCAAAACGGATATCTTGTAATGATAAGTTTTTACCATCACCAACAACTTCTTCAAATCCTAAGAATGCCTTAGGAACACGAAGTGCGGTTAATAATTTCTTTTGGATATATTCAATATCGGCAATTTCTGATAAGTTTGTAGCTCCGGGTAATGTTGTAATTGGGTCTGGTGCTGCAGGGTCACGAACTGGAATGAAGTAATCTTGGTCAACCGCCATTTGGTTGAATCTCATATCTACGTTTCCTGTTTTAGCGTCCACAATTTGTTCTCTTTTAAATTTGTTCGCAACACGGTTTACGTATGCTTCAACATCATCGTCATTCATGTTACCCACAAACACTTTAAACATTCTTCGTTCAGGAGCTCTTGATGTACGATAGATTAACATGGCATCTTCTGATAACAATAACTGTTTCCAAATACGTCTTGCTTTTTCTAACATTGATGTACCATATGGAAGTTTTCTGTCATCACCTAATAATCTAAAGTGAGCAATCTCCCATGATTGGAATTCCATGTTTCTGTTTTTCCAAGTAAAGTGAAGAGCCTTCTTATTCTGGTCTTGTTCCTGTGTGATATCCACAGTAATCTTAGCGGTTACACCAACCTCGTGACGTTCAATTTCAATTGTTGGTAATTGTTGACAACCAATAATACCTTTTTCAGGGTCTAATTTCATATAAACGAAGTTATCACCATACTTACACGTGTTTCTTGTCCACATTGGTAAGTTAGTGTTAATATCGAGGGCGTTGTTAAATAAATCAGCTAATACCGATTTAATTCTTTTTGATTCTGAATAAATTTGTAGAATAAAACCATCTTCATTTGTTGTTGTAGATTCTTCAGAATAAATGTCCAATGCTGCAGAAATCTCAGGAGTATATTCCATCGATTCATAATCATATTGAGCGGATAATCTTGATGGTTCATAATAAATTGCTTGAGAATATAAGTTGTTTTCAACTTTAGCCCATTGATTTGTTAAATAAAACGTTTGTTGGGCTTGGAGTTTTTCTCTCTCATAATCATCACGATTTGGTGTACGCAGAAGTTCTTTCTTATCAAACTTAAAAGTCGGATAATCCTGTTTCAACAGTGAATTTGGGCCGAATGTTTGCGATAGTCTCTGCCAGACCGTTAGATTTTGTTCACTCATATTACAATTTTACTAATTACTTTGATAATATAAATACTTATCAGGCACCAAATAGCCATCCGTATTTTTGGTAATCTGCTTTACTTGCTTCACCATTATTACCCATACCATTACCTCTACCCATTTGAGGAACCATTGGATTAAAGAATTCAGCAGAGTTTTTATTTTCATTAACCGTGGTTGCCCATGAGTTAATCATTGCTTTTGTATGATTGGTAACTTTTTCTAAAGATTGAAATGATTTTTCTGCAACATATAATGCCATAGATACCCCCATGATACAGTCATCATGATGACCTTTTTGGTGGTCAGGTCTTCCATTAATATAAATAAATGTATTCATTTCATTGTATAATCTACTTGAATATACTTTAAATCCATGTCTAACATTTTCCTCAAACGCAGATATAATTTGAACCCTTTTTGAGTTAAAGTTAATACCTGGTATTCTGTCATTAATTTTTGGGTCCCATTTCCATTTATTAGTCGTATCAACATTATCAACATATAATCCACCTTGATATGATAATTCTTGTAATTTTCTTGATGTGGAAATACCCATACCTCCCGTAATATCAATTACACAATAAGCATTGTACATTGTTCCCCATTTATATGCGATTTCAGCTAATACATCAGGTGGAACCTTGGCAACATATTCTAATACCTGTTCTCTTGTTTCAAAATCAATGATTTGGATACACGAGAAGTCCTCAGAGTCACCTCTTGATACATCGACACCCATTACGTACTTATGTCCGTTTACAGGTTCTTTAAATATCCATAGGGAACCTCCCATTAGTTTGGCTTGTGGTTCACGTAAAGTATTTTTGGATATTTCTTGCATCAATTCAGATTCGAATACATTATCACCCGAACCTAAAAAGTCACATTCTAATTCCTGTGCTACTTTTCTTCTATCAAACTTTAACTTCTTAACCATACCCTCAAACCAAGCAGAACATGGTTTGTACCCTTGTTCAATATAATCGGTTACAACGGTATGGTCTCTTTCGTATGGATTGTCCATTGACAAATTAATGATATCTTTATCACTATATTCTTCACGATTTAATAAGAAATGTACCAAGTCAGGAGTTTTAACCATATACAAATCTTTTGTATATCTTGGGTCACGATACCAAAACATTTCAGATATTTTAAAATCGTTCATGTTTCTTAATGACTGGTCGTAGATTTCATAATAAATTTGGTCATATCCGTTTGGTGTGGATACAACGATAACTTTACCCCCTGTAGATAGGGACGCCATACAGGCTGACCAGAAATCTGAGTCTGCCTCGATAAACGCCGCTTCATCAAATACAAGAATGGTAGGTGTATAACCCCTCAAGGCATCTTTTGATGTTGCAACGGCTTTAACTTCACAATTATTATTAAGTTTAAAGTGTCTTTGAGAGTTTTTTTCTTTTGAGAATGAAATACCAACCCACGCAGGCCATTGTTCAGTAAACCCTCTAACCTTGTTAGCCATCTCCATTGATGTATCTAACTTGTTGGCAATAATGAGAATTTTTTCAGGTTTGTTTTTTTGGGCAAATGCCAATTTTTTTGATATCCAAGCGGCGGTTACTGTTGATACACCAGCCTGACGATACTTTAATGCAATGTTTTCATTGTATTTGTCGTAATCTTCGATTAAACTAACTTGGTCGGGGAATAAATCTAATGGGACGTATTTTGATACGGTATTATCGTATGTCTGTAAATAAGTTCGAAGTGCATAAGGAGTATTCCTCATACACTTCGTTAACTCTATAATCAGTTGTTCTTTATTCACACATTTTACTTAGGTCTTGTTATGCCCAAACCACTCAAGAAATCATCTAAACCTTCATCATCATCTTCATCAGAATCAATATCTTCTTCTTCCTTATAATTTTCAAATTCTTCTTGCATTTGTTTGGCTTCTCTAACAATTTCTTCAAATCGTTTTTTAGCTTTACCAAGTTTAGAAGAATCTTCTGAGATGGCGTTTCCAATAATTTCTAAGAATTCTTTAGCGTCTATTTGATAGAGTAATACATGGAAAAAATTTATCAATCCTTTATATTGAGGGTCAAAAACATCATCAGGTAATGCGAAACGTATTTTTTCAACAATTTCAGGTCCAATACGTAATTGCATTGGTTCATTTGATAACACATCAGTTTGTCCTAATACTTTTTCTCTCATACCAGGGTCTGATGGTAAACCAGCTCTACCTTTAGCTTCTTCTAAACCTTTAATAATTTCATGACAAAGGATTGGGAAAATTAATCCTGTTGCAATGATTTTAGTATCAGGTTGTTCTTCACCTTCCTCCCCTTCATCATCGGCATCATCTAATTCAACTTTACCTGCAACACCTTGACCTGTTTGACTCATCTGTTCAATCATCTGTTCCATACTAAAATATAAGAAATCATTGATTGCCATAATACCTAAGTAATCTCCATATAAAGATGGGTCAATAGCATCTAATCTTGATTTAATTTCAGGTTTTTGAAAAAGGTAATGTCCTTTCTTGGCAGCTCCTTGAATAAGTGCGTTGATAATATTTCTTTTGTGTTTTTCTAATTCTAAAATTTCTTCGTCAGTTAATTCATCAAGGTCAAAAGATGGAAATTGTAATTTTTCCTCTCCTTCTTCTTCCTTGTCTTCATCATCTTCAGGTTCCATTCTAAAATTACCAGTATCAGGCATACCTAAACTAGCTTCAATTTGGTATCTTCCTTTAGGGACTTCAGCATCATCTAAAGACGCCTCTTTTGCCAATTCGATTAACTCATCTCTGTTAGCAGCCTCAATTCTCATGATATTAGGAAGTTTTCTCATCATTTCTTGATAAACCATTCCTTGTACTTGTTTAGAACTCAAATCTTCAATACCTGTTACTTGACGTAATTTATCTGCAACTTTTTGAAATCTTTTACTAACTAATCTTTCTACATCCGCGGCACCTTTTTTCATTGCTGGGTTTGTTGCGTAAAGACTATCAGGACTAGCTAATTTTCTTTCTAAATTTGGGTCCATTCTTTCAGGAGTTGTCCCGTAATCAATCTGTTCTTTTAATTTCCTTGCCATAAATTATTTTTCTAATAGTTGCATTATTACATCAATCACTTTTTCTTTTGCGTCTTCAGGTGAAACTTTTTTCGCTTTTGGTGCGGGATTTTCACCAGGATTTGGATTTTTGAAAGGGTTTGGTCTTTTACCTGGTTTTGTGCCAGGTTTTGTTGGTGCTGGTTTTGTTGTTGGTGCAGGTGCGGGACTTGCTTCAACAATGTACTTGATTAAATCACCTTTAGTGATTTTTGGAGGCATGTTTCTTTCCACTATTTTTTCTATTTGAGATTCTAAAAACAAAGATACGGGATTTTTTCCTTCCTTCAATTGTTTTTTTACTGACATTACACATCTTTCCCATTTCCTTGATTTTCTTGGACCAACTTGTGCGTGACAAATAGCCCATGGATTTGGTTCTCCGTCTTTTTCTTCAAACATACCCATACCATCTTCTCCACCACCAAATCCATCATCACTAGATGGTCCGTCGTCATTTCCAACACTATTACCTGCGTAAGGGTCAAAACCACCTTCTTTTTCTGCAGAATCATCTAAATCGGCATCTTCCTCCAATTCAGATTCATTTGGAGTTGCAATAACATCACCTGTTGTAGTTTTCTTTACATTATATCCTTTTGGAGCTGCTGGCAAATTTCCACCGTCTGGTCCAACTTGATAACTTTTTTTAGTTGGTATTTCTTGAACTTGTTCTCCCAATAATTTTGAGTATAAAATATTAATTTGTGATTCAGTTAATTTACTAACTGTATTGGATGATAATCCTTTTTCAACCAACTTGAGTGCTTTTATATTAGTTTTCATATACTACTTTTTTTTCAAATTCTAAAATTAAATCTCTTTCGTAGAGTTTATCTTTTATTTCTTGTTCGGTACTTCCAAATCTAAAAACCAATCTTTTTTGTCCTTCAGTTTCTTCGGCTTCCCAGGCTAATGCAACAATATCATCTATCGCATCTATCATACAAAAAAAATCGGAGTTCTGAATCAATTCCAATTTTAAATCAGTATCTTTCAGAACTCCTACTTTCTTAATATATTTTATTTCAGGTGGTGTTGGATATCCATTGGAAGGTTTACTTTCCCATGAATCTCCCCAAACATCCAAACTATCTGAAAAAATAAACTCATACAAATTGTCTCCCTTATAGTTAGGACCTAGTCCATTAACATAAGTTAAATAACTCATAAAATTTCTCCGTTTGGTGTAATTTTAACTTGACCTGATTTAGTTTCAAATACTAAATTCTTTTTATTAGTGACACCAATAAATTTAGAATTAATATTTTCTTTTACAAATTTCTCAGCCGCCAATTCTTGTTCAATAGTCTCAGTCATTTTTGTTACTGATTCCATGATAGTTTTAACGATTGTTCTTTTTTGTACTTGTTTTTGTACTTGTTTTTCTTTTTGTTCTCTAATTTCTGATTTAGAAACTTCAAAGTATTTTGAAATAACTTTATCTACTTGTGATTCACCAAAGATACTATCAAAGATTGCTCCGTTGTTTGAATAACCTTTTACTCTTTTTGAATCATAATCCTCATCATAATCTTCAGAATAACGACTATCTTCATAATCTTCACCCATTTCATAACCTTCAACAGGTACATCCATATCAGCTTGAATATCTTCAACTTCACTATCGTCAGTCATATCTTCACCGTCCATATCATCTTCTTGACCAAAATCTTCAGTCTCATCTTCTTCAAATTTACTCATGATATCCTCCATATCTTCTTCAGATAATGAAGTTAAATCAAGTGAAGATAATACCATGTTGATAACGTATTTAATATCTTCAGATGTCATACCTTGTTCAGTATCAAGAGTTCTGATTTTTTGAGTCAATTTTCCTGTTAATTTTTGAATAGTTTTAAATGTGACTTGGTCTTCATTTCCACCTTCTTCAGCATCAACATCTACGTCAACATCAATATCTTCAACACCCATGTCATCCATATCATCCATAGGCATGTCATCCATACCCATATCTTCACCACCCATATCACCCATTGGTGATGGTGGCAATTCAGGACTTGGAACCGCTGGAGGAGCTGCAGGTAATTCTGCTGGTGGTCCTGCAGGCATTTCAGGTGCCGCTGGTTTTGGAGTTTTTAAAGTGAACCTTTTTTGTTCACCATATAATGAAACACCTTCTTCGTTTTCATTAAGTCTATTTAATTCACCAGCAACAAGATTTAATCTTTTAAATGCTTGAGAATATGAAGAATAGTATTTTCTATTTTTCATAGGTTCAATATAATCCGTTTCAGATTCTGAAATGGTTTTTTTGATAATATACCCTTGTCTTTCTCTAACAATTTGATAATTATTTCCGTCGGCAAGAGAAATTGAATACTCTGAAGTGGCATTTTCATTTATAGATTTAGGAACCACTTCGTTAAAACGAGCAATTTCCATAATTCTATTTATCTTGTTTTGGCCAGTAAGTTTTTCACTTCCAATTGGTTTTAAGTTTGACATATTGTTTGTTATTTATTTTTTAGTTATTTAGTCCTTGGAAACCTCCAATGGTGATTCCGTTTAATTGTTGTACTGGTACTCCATCATTACCTAAAAATACAGGGTGAGGTGCATATGCTCCAGGGAAATCTGCAGTCCCACCACTAAAGTCTCCTAAGATATCTAAAGTGTATGCGTATTGTTGGTTAGCTGAAAATCCTGTAAACCAATATGTTGGTGTTGGTGTTGGTGTAACTGATGCAGTTCCTGTTGGTGTTGGTGTTTTAGTTTGTGTTGGTGTTACCGCAGGTGTTCCTGTTTGTGTTGGTGTATTGGTTGGCGTTTTAGTTTGTGTTGGGGTATTAGTAGGTGTTTTAGTTACGGTTGCAGTATTTGTTGGTGTTTTAGTTACGGTTGCAGTATTTGTTGGTGTTTGAGTATTTGTAGGTGTCTGAGTATTTGTTTGAGTTGGTGTTTGAGTATTTGTAGGTGTCTGAGTATTTGTCTGAGTATTTGTTTGAGTTGGCGTAGGTGTTTTTGTGTTAGTTGGTGTTTGAGTATTTGTATTAGTTGGTGTTTGAGTCTGTGTGGGTGTTTTAGTTGTAGTTACAGATGGTGTCGGAGTATTACTTGCGGTATTTGTTGGAGTTACAGTTGGAGTAGGTGTTGGTAATGGGCATGAACCTATTGAAACATAATAACCATTTCCTTGAACAACAACTACTTCTTTTGCGCATACAATTGTTGTGCTGTATGGTTGGACAGGTACGTTAAATGTAAATCCATTACAATCTCTACCTACAAATGTGGTTCCGTCAGTTCCACCATTTAACTCATATGTTTTACACACATTAGGTGTATTACTTGGTGTTACAGATATAGTTGGTGTTACCGTTGGAGTGCTAGTTTGAGTCGCAGTATTAGATGGTGTATTAGTTTGAGTTGCAGTATTACTTGGTGTTTGAGTTTTAGTTACAGTATTAGTTGGGGTCGCAGTGTTAGTCGGAGTATTAGTTGGAGTACTTGTTGTAGTACTAGTTGGTGTTTTGGTAACCGTCGCAGTATTGGTTGGAGTGTTAGTTGGTGTTTTAGTTACTGTAGGTGTGTTAGTTTGAGTACTCGTTACTGTTGGTGTTGGTGTCACAACTGCTTGACAAGTTATACAATCACCATAATCGACTGACATAGTCAAGACTTTGTCAATACCTGTTGAAGGTTCCGCATTATCAATAATATCGTAACATCCAGGGGTTGTACCTCCTGTAAATGTTAAATAATAATTCCCGTTGACCGCTGGTAATGATGAACTATCAAAATCAACTAGTATCGATGGACCTCCAACGCACGGACCTATAAGATATGTAACTAAAGCCATTTAATTTTTCTTAATAAATATACGATTAATGTGAATTATTTGAATATTCTTGAATTGTTCTTTCAACGGACAATTCTTTGTCTTTAATTTTAGTTTTTTCATCAAAGAGTTTACCAATATGCCCAGACCTTCTTAAATATTTAAAAACTAAATTTTCATAAGAAAATTCACCATCTTTTTCTAACCCTGATTGTCTATAATCTTTTACCTTATCTTTGATTTTTTTCAATGTGTCGGTGTTTTTAGTAGACTTGGCATCTTCAATTGCATCATCAATCTTATCTGTCCAATTTTTTATTTTGCTTTTTAAAACAGACATATCAATATTTTTATGAGTTTTTGTTGGTCTATGCACCCATTCATTATTCATTACTGAAAATACCCCATCACTATTTGCTTTATCGGATGCAGGTTGAGCATAAAGTTCAACATCGTATCCAAAAATTTTAATATTGTGTTTGTCGTTAAAAACCTTTTTCTTTAAATCAAAAAGTTCTTTATAAAGTTCTTCTTGTTTTTCATATCTTTCAAAATCAACAATAACGTGTAAATCAAAGTCAGAGAATTCCGACCAGTTAAAATTCACCAAAGAACCCATGAAAACAATATCCTCAACAAAAACATCTTCACCCAAATCATCAATAAACTCTTCAGCAATACGCATAAGAGCCTTTCTAACCTTTGGTTTCATAACCGCATTGTTAGGGTTTTCAGGATTTTCCCAAACTTTTGGATTTAATGTATCTTTAATAGAAAAACTATCAAGAATTTTTTGCGAATTACTCATCCTATATAAATAGTGAGAATCTTAAACTTTTTTATATGAATATTGTTTTGCGATGTCGGTAGTAAAAAATTTACCTTGAGATTCTGCCAATCTGAACTTTGTATAGACTTGGTGAGGTACGTTGTCGTACTTGTATTTGGCTCCGTTATTGAATTCTACGACTAAATCTTTTGATTCTGTATCGTATTCTGTAGATTTAATATTTGAAGATTTAATTATATTTTTAATCTTAGTCCCATCAATTTCTTCTTTGATTATTCCCATTTTCTTTAAGTGGTGTTAGTTCGTTTATTTTTTTTAGTAATGGTGTTAGATAAGTGGTTAACTCATCAAAACTCATATCAAAACCATAAGATTTGGCATCATTAAGTAAAGTGTCTCTTTCATCACCAAATTTGTGAAATAATCTCATCATGTTTGGAGTATATTTTGGTGGTTTTTCTAACTGGTCTTCACTAAATCCCAGCTCTTTAAAATGTCGTCGTAACTCAAGATACGTCTCAAGTAGTTTTTTTAACGTAAACGATTCATTCAAATATATCTCGTATGGTCTCATCTTTATAAATATAAAACCCCCACTGTTTGGTGAGGGTTATTATGTTAAGACTTTAATTTTCTTAATTGGTCTCGAATCTCAATTGATTTTTCAAAGTTCTGTTCTTCAATTGATTGTTTTAATTCCAATTCAAGTTTTTCAATTTCTTCTTGATTGGTACCCAAATTTTTGATTTGGTCTCTCAACTTAACGGCTTCTTCAAAATCTTCCATTTCAATTGCCCTGTTAAGTTTAATTTTAAGGTATTCTTCTTTATCCATTTCTTTACCCATTTCTTTTGGTTCATCAAAATCAGATAAATTAAACACCTTTACATAAGTTGTGTATTTGTAATTTCCATCTGCAGATTCAAAAGTTTTGGTTTCCCAATCCAGTTTATTGAAATCTTCCATCATTTTGTCGTAACGAGCCATTAGGTCGTCAATGTTAAGGTTAAATTTTCTTCTGTTAAACATATTTTTTTGTTTTTTTTAATTTTATTAATTATCTTTGTTGTAGTCAAGTTTCATACCATGATAAATATAGAACAAAAAAATTAGTTAGTCTATGACAAAATGTCAGGTAATAATTATTTTTATGACAATTTGTCAAAATATTTGGATATGTATGAAATTTGACGTTAATTTGTAAAACAATTAAAAAATATGAACGACTTAATGGACGACGACGACAAAATGATGAACAAAAAAACTAAATCATCTGCAGAATCTAACACACCTGTATTGGACAACTTCAGTAGAGATTTGATTAAACTAGCTGAAGCCGGCAAACTTGACCCCGTTATTGGTCGTGACCGAGAGATTTTAAGGATTGCTCAAATCCTTTCTCGTAGAAAGAAAAATAACCCGATTATCCTCGGAGAACCTGGTTGTGGTAAAACCGCACTTGTTGAAGGTTTGGCAATTAAGATTGTAAATGGCGATTGTCCTCGTAATTTGGTGGATAAACGTATTGTCAATCTTGACCTAACTTCAGTTGTTGCTGGTACAAAATACCGTGGTCAATTTGAAGAACGTATGAAGGTGATTATCGAAGAACTTCAGGCAAACCCAAACATCATCGTATTCATCGACGAGATTCACACCTTGGTAGGTTCAGGAAACTCTTCAGGTTCGATGGATGGTTCAAACATCTTCAAACCCGCATTGGCACGTGGGGAAGTTCAATGTATCGGAGCAACTACATTAGATGAGTTCCGTAAGAACATTGAAAAAGATGGGGCATTGGAGCGTCGTTTCCAAAAGGTAATTGTTGAACCATCATCAGTTGAAGAAACAATTCAAATCCTTAAGAATGTTCGTGATAAATACGAAGATTTCCACAAGGTGAATTACAGCGATGAGGTAATCGAGACTTGTGTTAAGTTGGCAGACCGTTATATCACGGACCGTGAGTTCCCTGATAAAGCGTTTGACATCTTGGATGAGGTTGGGGCAAGAATGCAGACCGAGTTAAAGACTCCTGAAGCAATTGAGGAGTTGAAGAAGAAGGCCGCAGAAATCAAAGTTCAAAAAATGGAAGTAGTTAAAAAACAAAACTACGAACAAGCGGCAGAACTTAGAGACAAAGAGAAAAAGTTGTTGGTTAAATTGGACCAAGAAAAAATTAAGTTTGAGGAAAAGTTGTCCAAAGAAAAACAACTCATCTTATTGGAACATGTTTATGATGTTGTATCAAACATGACAAAAATCCCTGTAAGTAAAATGAGTGTGGATGACACCAAAGCTTTGTTGGACTTGGACAAAACTTTGATTGACAAAGTTATCGGTCAAAACAATGCGGTAGTTAAGATTGCAAAAGCAATCAAAAGAAATCGTTTGGGTATCAAAGACCCTAATCGTCCAATCGGTTCATTCGTGTTCTTGGGTTCAACAGGTGTTGGTAAGACCTATTTGGCAAAACAATTGGCAAAAGAAATGTTCGGTTCTGAAGATGCTCTCATTCGTGTCGACATGTCTGAGTACCAAGAGAAACACACAGTATCCAAATTGGTTGGAGCCCCTCCAGGATACGTAGGTTATGAAGAAGGTGGATTGTTAACTGAGAAAGTTAAAAACAAACCTTACTCTGTAATCCTATTCGATGAAGTCGAAAAAGCTCACAAAGATGTGTTCACCATCCTACTTCAAATTTTGGATGATGGTCACGTAACCGACAGTTTGGGTCGTAAGATTAACTTCAAGAATACCTTGATTATCTTGACATCAAACTTGGGGGTTAAAAAACTACAAGACTTTGGAACAGGTATTGGTTTCTCAAGTAATTCATATAGTAATGAAGAAGCTAAGAAACAATTGTTAATGAAGGAAATGAAAAACTTCTTCTCACCTGAGTTCATTAATCGTATTGATGACACAGTTGTATTCAACTCGTTGGGTAAAGAAGACATCAAGAAGATTACAGACATCGAATTGAAGAAGTTGATGACTCGTCTTGTAGACATGAAGTACAATATCACCTATGACGAATCTTTGGTTGAATACTTGGCAAAGATTGGATACGATGAATTGTACGGAGCTCGTCCATTGAAAAGAGCTATTCAGGATAAGGTCGAAGACCTATTGTCTGAAGAAGTTCTAACTGGTAAGATGATTGAGGGTAAAACCTATCTCATCAAAGTAGTAGATGAAGAAGTAATTATCCAAAAGAAAGGACGTTAATTAAGAAGGGGGATTTATTCCCCCTTTTTTTATATTTATATTTAATATGAAAATTATCATAACAGAATCTCAGTATAAAAAAATATTATTAGAACAATCAAATGTTTATACCGATAAAAAAAAATATGATTACGCTCTAAAAATTTACAACACTCTTTGGTATGTCTATTATAGTGATATAAATAATTTTAAAAAAATAAAGTCATTCAAATACAAGGATAATTATAATTTTTCAAATATTGAAAACCTTATAGGAATACACCAAATTACCCCACAAATGAAAAATTTTATATATAGTAATGAAAAAATCAAACAAATGTATTATTCAATGTGGGATAATGGGAAAAAATATTTTGTAGCTTGGTGTAAAGGGACTAATGGAATATGGGAAACAAAAATTGAATTGTGGAAGTCGGGTATGACACATAAACAACAAGGAGACATATTTTGTCCAAATGTTGTAGATAGGAAATTGTCTGGGTTTACAGTTCCAATTAAACCAAATATATTAAAACCAATATTTAAAAAACCGGAACCGCCAAAACCAGTTCAACCAACTGTGACCAAACCTTCAATAGTTCAACCAACAAAACCCAAACCATCACTTCCCCTATCAACATTGGATAAAACCAAACCTGTTGATTTTTATTTTGGTAATAGAGTATTAAGAGCTCCTGATTATGAGATTGCTAAGAAATTTGCTGAAAAATTAGCTTTACGTAATTTTAACTCAAATCAAGTATTTGTTTATAAAGACAAAAATAATGAAAAATGGTTTATTGGTGCAAATGATAAGATATATTTTAGTCAGAATTCATACAACCAAGACCCAAATAAAAATGTTTATGTTGACCCTGTTAAAATGGGTGTGGTATTTATTTAAAAATTTATGAAAGGTTTAATCAGGAGAATTATTGGGGAAACTGTAACAAATAAAGAAGTAATTTGTGACAAATGTGGATGGTCATGGGATATTTCTGATGGTGGTGATGACTTATATACGTGCCACAAGTGTGGTCACGATAACACACCAAAATCTCAATCTAATTTAAACAGATTATTAGAAAAATTCAAAAATAATTTTCCTGAAGAATTAAAATCTAAAGTTGATGTTATTGAAAAGTTTGTTGTGAACTACATCCAAGACCACAACTTTACCGTTAAGTTTCTTAACTCATGTTCAACTGGATTTGCTGGTGTTAGAACCAAAGACCAAATAATAATATGTTCTCCAATGAATATGAAAACTATTGGTGATTTTATTTATACAATTTTTCATGAGATAAGACATGAAGAACAAATGACAAACCTTAAATTAGAAAACCCACTAACAGGTGATTTAGAAGATTTTGAAGAATTATCAAGAAATTACTGGGATTTAGAATTAGATGCCGATAGATTTGCAAAAGAAATGATTGCAAAATTAGTAATTAAATTAAACATACCAATTGATGTTGCCAAAACACAATTCACATTATCTCTATACATTGAAAACTATCCTTTTGCATCAAAAATGGTGATGATGTCTTTACAACAAATTGTAAACGGAATTAAAGACATAAAAAAATCGGGTGGAGAATTTTCTGATATTCAAGACCACCCGATGATTAAAAGACATTTAGATAAGTTAGAAAACTTTATTTAAAAAACCCATTTGGATTTCCAACCATGTTCAACCATTTCTTTATAGTGTAATTTATGACCAAGTTTATCAATCATTTTCTTACCCATGTCGATACCATTAATTACGTCTTCAACAACGACGTATTCATGCTTTGTGTGGTATTGGTAGTATCCAATTGAGAAGTTAATACAAGAGAAGTCAAACTTACCTCTTAACGCATATACGTCAGTGTAGGGGTGAACCATGTATCTCATTCTGTTTCCCATCCCTTCAGTTAATACCTCATCACAAGCATCAAAGAATTCAGTTTCTCTATCAAACAAAACTTGACCAAAACATTTTTCTGTAATCATCCAGTTCTCAGGTGCATCAAATTGAATCCCATAACCAACATTTTCAAAGAAGGTTGAATCGGCTTTCATGGAACCATGACATCCTGTTTCTTCAGATACAAAGAATGCTGCCTTAACATAAGGTAATTCTTTTAATAGTGTTAGACATGCAAATACGCCACATTTATCATCACCACCAATACCTGTTGGAGTACCATCATTATCGTATGCCTTATAAGACAATTTAATTTCTTTTTGTGCGTTTGGTAACATTTCCTCACGAATATTAATATCGTTAAGTCCGTGTACCGTATCCGTATGTGAAATTACACATGGGAAATAAAAACCTTCAGGAAGTTCTTTGGATTCTTGTTTTGTTGCATAGACGTTCTTATATTCATCTACGTAGTGTTCAATATTATTTTCAGTTAACCAATTAACCAAAAATGCAACCATTTTGTCTTCGTGATACGTTGCGGTAGGCACGCTCAAAACGGCTTTAAGTAATTCTAAATTTTGTTCCATAGAGCAAATATAGAAAATTATTTACACTTCACCAAATAAATCAAATAATTCTGGTTGATATAATAAATTATTGAATTGTTCTTCATTAAATTTACGAGTAATAGCCCCTAATGGTCCGCCTATTTCAACAACAACTCGAATGTTGTCTTTGTCAAAATTTTTAATTCTGAATTTTAACGATTTATCTTTTGGTAATTCATACACCTTACCTATATCATATTTAGATAATATTTTTTTTCTAAATTCCAAAAACTCCGTGACATTTACATCCTCATCTAATTTTTCAATAATTGAATCTAGTTGTCTTTCAACTTCGTTGTTGAATGAATCACTATCAAAATTTTCATAATCCTGATATTCATATTGGTCTTCAGCCCATCCACCAATACTACCACCATTGTTTTCAACAATTTGGTTAAATAATGAAATAACATCACTTTTATTAATTCCAAGTCTTGCAGACCACATTAGTAGATTTGCCGGTGTTGTCACGATTTCATTGTAGCTTCTTTTAAGTGTAAATCCTGCAGATTCTAAAACGTCGTTAATTTCTTTTTCAATAGATTCTCTGGCAGTAACACTCATTTCTCTATTTTTTTCAACAAAATAATCACTTAGGATATTATCGGTTTCTCTTTCAAATAAATCTAATAATGTTGTAGATAACTCTTGTCTATATTCCTCACTATTTAAATTAAACTCTTTTGATGATATTAAAATTTCCCCAATTTGTTTTAATTTTTCTCTATTTTCATCATTCAAATCACCAAAAACAATATATCCTTCTTTCCAATCCTCTTCAACAGTATAAGAATCAATAAATTCATAATCACTATAACTTGAACTTATTGAGTTCATGAACCACATATCATCTTCACTTACATCAAAATTTTTAAAGAATTTTTCATCATCACCAAAATCAATTACAATGGCACTTTGACCTAATATGTCTGAAACCTTAACCTGAAGAATTGCATCATCAGAATCTTCCAATTCACGGGAATTAATTTTACCTTTTGAGAATTCTCTTAATTTTTTAATAAATTCACCAATACCAAGTAAATCGTCAATAAGTTCACTTTGGTTTGGAAACGATTCTCTTAAATTTTCTATAGAAATATTTCGGTCCTGAGCATCATATACTTCGGTTTGTCTTTGACTTTCGTTTCGATATAGTGCAAGTTTATTATTGGTTTTTTTATTTAAGAAATAATATAAGTTTCCATCTCTAAAATATTTATCAAAATAACCAGGGTTTCCAGTTTGTGTTGTACACCATTTTGTATTAGCACCATAATAACATGATGCAGCATGTGATTTAGGTCTAACAACTAAAACATCATTATCTTCATAAATCTTATCGGCCTGAGTTTTAATCTCTCTTTCAATTTCCCTTTGAGTTTTTCTGGCATCAATAGTATTCATTAACTTTTTAATAAATTGTGGGTTTTCATATTGATTGATGTCTTTTGGTGAACGAGCAATACCTTCAATATTTGGAACAACATATTCATTGTTCATGTCGTTTCTAAATGCAGTTTCCGCAGTCCAAATATCATCTTCAGTGATTCTATTAACATTTGCATGGAACCAAGGAATGATTGTTCCAAATAAATTTTGCAAAGCTTCTCCCTGTTGAACATTCAATCCACCTCTTTCACCCGCCAATTCAGGTATAACTTTTTCAAGTTTTTTCGCAATATATTCAACGTATTTGTAACTTGTTGGGTCAGAATTTAAAACCCTATCAATAAATGGACCATCATACTCAAACCTTTGTTTAAGTCGCTTTGCAACATCTTCCTTTTTACCTTCAACTATAATCACGGGATATTTTTTACTATAAATACAAGTTTTGTTTGGAATATTCATATTTATACTTACCTTTGTATAACAAATCACGGGTGGCTCCCTTAATAGTTAAGGCTGACCTTAAGCATCCAACGAAAGTTATACAGGGGGCGAAAGTGATTTTAATGTTCTTTGAAAATATGGGGGTACACTGGTATCGATTGACATAGTTGGGGATACGTGGCACGCAGTGAAAAGTTTCCTATCACTTAAATCTACGGAGATAAAAATTAAACGGCAACGTTTTAAACAAAATGGCAGCAATCGGATTAGTTCGTGAAGATGCTACGGTTACAGCCTAAGCGATTAGGAAAAACCATCGGGTCGAGAAGACATTAACCCAGGAACAGAAGTCTTTGTAAGGTGTGGTTTCTATCTTAAAAGGAACAAGTGGAGGATTAGTTCTCAGTAAACCGAACCACTTTAAAATAAGGGAATTGTGAAATTTCGGAACATTAGCTAAATGTTGTCCTAAGCGTGTAGTCATTTATTGTCGAGATGGGCAAGACGAGGGTTCGAATCCCTCTACCTCCACCATTAAACCTCATCGAAAGATGGGGTTTTTTTTATTACGATATATTTATCGTTATGAGATTAACACCAATTCTTATTGCTGAAGGGCGTAAAGAAGATTTACGTAAAAAATATGAACAAAAATTTTCAGCAAACCAAGACAATCTTGATACAATAGATTATGCGTTGGGTCATCCTTTTTTAACTCAAACAAATTTTAAATATGGTGATTTTTTATTAAAAAATTTAAATCCAAATGCTTCAGTTGAAGAAGTTATAGATAGTGTTGAATTGATTAGAGATTTTGACCGTTTTAAAGAATCGTTAGAAGAAAAAGACATCAATAAATACGACCTTGATGGATTACAAGGTGTGATTGATAACCATAAATCCAATTCTAAATCACATTTAAAAAAGATTGATTCTTCAGGTGCTAAAAAAATATATGAAGATTCTAATATTTTAATTGTAAAACCTTTAACGTTTGAAGCATCTTGTAAATATGGTTCAGGAACCAGATGGTGTACAACCATGGCAAATTCACCAACTTATTTCAATCAATATACATCAGGTCATGACCAAGCATTATATTATGTGATTTTGAAAAAATTCGATAGGAATAATAAGTTCTACAAACTAGCCATTCACAAAAAACCTGGTGAAGAGACATGGTACGATTCAACCGATGAGAGAATGACCGACAGAGAAAAAGATGTATTTAATCTTGGAGCACCAAAAGTTATTGAAACAATTAGAAATGATTGGGAAAAAGAATTAGAAAAAAACCAATCACATATTTTTGATAAATTTTTTGATTGGGAAAATTATTCGTTTTTTAACATCAGTAAAGAACTTAGAACTAATCAATATATTGGATTAGAATTCTATCAGTCAGAAATAACTAACTCTGGTGAAAAAGAAGGTAAAGTTACTTTAAATATATCCTTAAATGAAGACAATATTGATAGTTATTTTTTATTGATTTCATATGGTATTGGGTTTAGAGATTCAGGGTTCGGTACCAATTCAAAAGTAGTTAAATTTGTTGTTTCATTTACACCCAATGACAATTTCCCTGATGATTATGGGATTGATTTAGAAGACGGATATAGAGAATTGATTTATGGATATGATTATTTTACAAATCGCAATAATTCAGGTCAAGACGTATTTCACACGTTTTGTGAAGACATTAAAAAATGGGTAATATATTCTTTAAAAAACAATACTGAATTCATGTCTAAAATACATGGTGGTAAATCCGTATGGTCTCCAAATAGGTCAAGTTATGGTTATACATTTAAAGAAAACAAAGGTATGGTTAAAAAATTGGTCGATTATTTGGATTCAGGAAAAGAAGGAACAAAATTAGATTTCTTGGTTGATATAAAATCATTAGAGAAAAAAGAAATTAAGGGTAAACCATATTATTCAAGACCTGGTCAAAATGATTGGCATATCGCATCGGCATGGAGAGGACAACAGAGTGGTTTCTTTAATTCAGCCAAACTTGCGGGAATATTAGATTACGATAAAAAAGGTAATCAATTCTATTTGAAAAAAGGTCCAAACTTTGATAAGTTTAAAGAAGGACAACTTGAAGCTCTTTAAGGTTTTTTATATAATTTCCTCAAATATAAGTAAAAACCAAAAAATACTGCCGCAACACAATACAAAATAAAGTTGGCTTTCCATAAACTCCCTGTCCACAACATTAAGGAATACTGAACGGCATCGAATCCAAAAGGATTGAAGAATAATGCTAACATTAAAAAGAGCTGGGAAAGATTGTCTTGAAAAGTTCTTTTCCAATTTTTTATTTTCACCCTCATTGTCCATATTGTTCTATTAAAAATTTATGCTATTTAAGCTTTGTATTTTTTATATAAATACACTATCTTTTAATATATGAACACTCTAAATTCAAATATACCAAGCTTTAAAGGTTTGGTACGTAAATCTTATTTTACCAAAAATCAATCTGATTCTGAAACATATTTAAACGTCTATGTTTTTGGTCTCCAATCATGTGGAGGTGTTATAATGACATTTCATGTTATGACTGATGACGGTATGGTTCGTAGTAGAGTTCCGATATCTGAAATTTACACTAAAGTACCAACAAACGATATACCATTTAATTTTAAACAACTTTGGGATTGTTTCTCAACCAATGTATCTGTTATTGAGTATGATTTCTTAGCCTACCATAGAGCTCAAATTGTTTTAAGAGATGGTACCAAAGTTTGGGGAACATATATGTTTACTGTTGATTGGTTTAACAATCCTTATAGTGATGAACCATCTGATTATAAATGTGGACACATATTTGAGGGTGATGATGGATATTTGTTGTGTCAACCAAATAACAGAATTTTTTGGAAAGATTCTAATTGGGTTACAAAAAAATTACCTGAAGATTTAAAACAATTCAAAGTTGATAGTGAATTACCGTCTGTAGAAAATCAATCTGACAGATGGATTACCGAAGATTCCAATAGTTTTTATTACGACATTTCTTTAATTAAAGAATAACTTTTGTTATATTTGCATCATGAAAGTAATATTTTTGGACCATGATGGGGTAATCTGTTTATCTACAGAGTGGGGTAATCGTTTTAAAAAACAAAAGAAATGGGGAGGTCGTAAGTTATCTATGACCACATTAGAAATGCCCGTTGAATATCGTTTTGATAATTTCAATCAAAAAGCAGTTAAGGTTTTGAATGAAATCTTAGAAGAAACAGGTGCAGAAATTGTTGTATCATCTGATTGGAAAAGATGGGCAAATGTTGAGGAAATGGGAGAATATTATGAATCAAAAGGAATCATCAAGAAACCAATCGCATTAACAACCAATTTAGGTCAGTGTAATTGGTATAGTGACCAAACTTGGATTTGGTCTCCACGATGGGATTTGGAAATGACCCGTGTTATCGAGATTAAACAATTCTTGCATGACCATCCTGAAGTTACTCATTGGGTTGCAGTTGATGACCTTGATATGGGAAAAAATGGTGAGGATTGGAAAAATTGGGGATTAGATAACTTTGTATTAACTCCAAGTGGTAATGAAGGTATTAAACAAACAGGAATAAAAGAAAAAATATTGAAATTTTTAAATGATTAAACAACACGAACACAAAACATTCAAAGACGATAGGGGGTCTTACACACCGATAAACACAAAGGTATTAGATATTGATTGGACTCAATGTTCAATCAGTATCAATACTGAACCATTTACCTTTAGAGGATTACATTACCAAACAAATCCACCACAGACAAAATACGTTAAAGTAGTTCAGGGTTCAATTATCGATTTTATGGTTGATTTAGAAACAGGTGAAACTGATTATTGTGAGGTTAATGAAAACCAAGCGGTATATGTCCCAAATAACATGGCTCACGGGTTTTTAACACTTGAACCTAATACAATTGTTGTTTACATGGTCGAGGGTGATTATAACCCTGAAAGTGAACATAGTTTGGTTTGGTTTAAAAACCCAACAGTGTCGAATGTAGTTTTTGAACATAGTGAAGGTAATAAAATTACAATATCAGAAAAAGACAAATTAGGAAAATGAAAAAATTGTTTAGAGATAATAACGGTGCATTGGGCGGGGTATGTCAGGGACTATCCAATTATTTTAATATTGATGAATTAATTATTAGAATTATTTTTATTGTTTTAGTTTTTACACCATTTCCAATAATAATGACATACTTATTGATGTGGATAATAATACCAAAAGAAGGTGATGACAATGAAGAATTCTATAACAATAATAATACAAAAAATTATTAATTTTTTTAAATCGTTTTTTAAAAAGAAAACAAATAAAATCAAAGATATCCAGTCTGATGAATCTGTCAAACCAGAAATCAAAAGATTGGTTTACACTAAAAGAACCGACCAATAGTCGGTTTTTTTTATTACTAATGTATTTATCATTATGAATGTGCAAAAAAAATTAATTGGTGATATATTATCATTATACAATACAATTCTTGAAAAAAAGAATTTAGATGAGACGACATCAAATTTAAGGTCAACCTTAAATAGTTTAGGTTATAGAGAAAAAAATTATGACTTAACAACTGGAGGTGATGTGAATGATAAGTTAACTGATATAGTTGCCACAATACTTAAACAATTTAAAACCAATTACCCTACCGCAATGGTAACAGTAACAAGTGGAAATGATAGATATCATCAAAATTTAGGTTACAAAAGTCAACATACAATGGGTAACGCAATTGATGTTGTAATCTCACCATACGACAGTAAAAGTTCTGCAGCATTTCTTAATATATTAAATGCTACGGTAAAAAATACACCAGGGTTCACATATCTTGACGAATATACTAAACCAAGTAAAGCATCGACAGGAGGACATTATCATTTACAATATGGTAGTGATACAACTACAACTACAACTTCAGGAAGTACATCAACAACAAACACAGATGATAGAGAATCAGGTGCTGGTTCATTTGCTAGAAAAATTGGGGGTCAAATTTTAAAGAGTATTGGAATTGAAGAATCTTTTAAAGGTAATCCAAAAAAACTTCAGGAAAATATTAAAAGAATTAAAAAGTTATTATAATAAAAAAACCCACTTTTCAGTGGGTTTTTTGTTTGTAGTCAAAAACCAATTACTTTTTTTCTGACATCTTCTCAACACTTGCAGTGTCTTTGCAACACTTGGTTGAATCTGATGTTGATGTGTCAGACATAGTTGAATCTACAACTACTGTTGAATCTGATTTAGTTTCGGTTGTTTCCTGTCCACAAGAGGCTAAAGCTACGATTGTGAATAATGTAAGAATTGTGTTTTTCATAATGTTTTTTATATTCGATGAATAATAAATATAAGTCAGAAACTGTGATTCGTCAATTATTTGAATATTTTTTTTTTAAAACACCATAGAATTCACAAAACTATGTGATTTTTTTACAGAATCTTCAATTGTTGTAATAATTGAGTCCAAATTTAAGTCAGCAACATTACCAATTGAGATTCTAAACCATCCTTTGTTACTCTTTGAACCGAAATATTCAAACGGGACAATTCCCAACCCACAGGTATTAATTAAGAATGAAATATATTCTTCTGTTGATGAAAATGAATGAACATAACCCAAATAAACTGAAATATAAATTCCACCATCAGGTTTTTGGTAATCAACATTATAACCTTTGTTTTTCAATTCTTCCAACTTACCACAGATTTTATCTGATATAATTTCATATTCATTTGTCACATACTTAATGTGAGAAATATAATCTTCATAATCTACTCTGATATACGCATCTAATGCTCGTTGTTCTGGTTTTGGTGCCCATGCTCCAATGTGAGACAAAACTTCGGTCATTTTTTTAATAATATCTTTTGGACCAAACAACCAACCAACACGAACACCAGTTGCGTTTAATGACTTTGAAATACCATCCGCACAAATCAAATAATCTTTGATTTCAGGACATAAAGTTAATGGGTGGATAAACAAACCTTCTTTGGTGATATCTGAATAAATTTGGTCAAAGAACAAATACAATGGTCTTCCA